CCGGAAAACCGATGGTGGAAATATCTGGCTATCGGGCAATGTTCAACCGGCAGATAAGCCAAAACCGGTAAAAGAGGAAGAAGTTGAAGACTTCATACAAAAGGCCGAATTGAAGGCAAGTGAGGAAGTTCAGAACACCGGAAGTATTGAAACTCCACCTCAGCAACCAATTGACGATCTCCCTTTTTGATAACAAGTTAATTATCAATAAATTATGACAGAACAATGGAAATCAATTCTCGGATATGAGGGAAAGTATGAAATCTCAAACCTCGGAAGAGTTAAATCACTCCCGAGGCTCAAGAAAGGAAAATCAGGATCAATGCAAGGAGTTCCAGGTAGAATTTTAAAAGCTAAAATGGATGATTATTTTCGTATTTGTTTAAGCAAGGATGGAATTAAAAAACTCCATCAGGTCAACGTACTTGTTGCAAGTGCCTTTATTGTTAATCCCGCCTATAAGCCAATAGTAAATCATATCGACGGCAATAAACTGAACAATTCAGTTGAAAACCTTGAATGGGTCACTCGTTCTGAAAATCAATTTCATGCAGTCAGGACAGGACTCCAAAAATCAAAGAAAGGAGAACATCATCCCTTTTCAAGATTCACCGAAAAGCAAATTCGAGATATACGAACAAAATACATTCCGAGGACATATTCAATGAGAGCACTCGCAGAAGAATATAGGGTTTGTGTTAGTTCAATTCAGCAGATTTTAAACCGCCAAACATGGAAACACGTTGCATGAAGACTGCTATTAAAACTCTATCATTCGCTAAACTCGAAGCAGAGGCAGACCGCCTCTTTTCATTACTTGTCAGACAAAAAGCAGCAAACGAAATCGGACTTGCAAAGTGTTGCACCTGTGGAGCAATCCATCATTGGAGGCGTTTACAGAATGGCCATTTCATTTCGAGAGGAAACAAGTCAACCCGTTTTGATGAAAAAAACACCGGTGCTCAATGTGTTTCCTGCAATATTTTTTCTCAAGGTCGTCAGTTTGAATTTGCTCAATACCTCGATAAGAAATACGGGGCAGGAATATCAGAAGCCATGCTATTCAAGTCAAAAATGATCACCAAGAGAAATGCCTTTGATCTGAAATACATGATCGCAGAATTTAAGGCAGAATTGAAAAGGAAAGGGTATGAACTTAGATAACATCGAACTCAAGCATTTAAAGGGAAATATCTTTTTCGCAATCGTGCCCCGGAAAGTGTTATCGGCTGCAAGCACAAACTTGTATGATTTACTTCCCGTCGGAACGAAAAAAATGAACATCTATACCCCGGACTCACCAGCTATGTTTAACGGCTATTCGGTACTCTTACGAGAAGCCACAAAGGAAGTGAATTTCGAGACTCATGCCGTTGTGGTAGTGAAAATGCAAGAGTGGGGACTAACTAAAGTACAAATCTCAAAAAACTAAGCCATGCAGACAACATTTGCAACAAAGCAGAACGCAATGGACGCAGTTCAGGCGTTCGCAACGGAAGCCAAAGAACCGGCTTGCGTATACAGAGTCATTTATGGAGTATACCTCGAAAAAGAAGAATTCCACCTCAGAAGACTGTCGGAGGTTTTGGATCCAAACTGTGACCGGATCCTGAAAAAGGTCAACCCTTTGCCTGGTATCGTAAAGGTGAAAAAGGTTCCCATCATGAAATCAGAAATACCGGCTCCGATGTTCCCGAAGGTCAGAGTTGAAATAGAAAACCTTTGGCATACCCTTGTAAGACCGAACACCCCTGCAATCGCTCAGTTATGACAACCGGGAAGAAAATAGAAACTTATGGATCCGTAAAGGACGGCAAGCTGAAAATCAGTTACCGGGATACATTTTCACAAATGGTAAAAAACTTTCCGGACTGCAGAATTAAGTTAACCGTCGAAAAACTTTACAACAAACGATCCACTTTCACCGACAACGGTAAAGGACAAAATGGGTACTACTGGGGAATAGTCATTTCTGAATATTGCCAGGGATACCACGAAACTACTGAGGATTGGATCACGGCAGAAGAGGCACATGAAACCTTAAAACGGGAGTGTAATTTCAAAGAGATCATAAAAGAGGAAACCGGGGAGATCCTGAGAGTTTCCAAGAGTACGGCAGACCTCAGTACGGTTGACTTTGAAATATACCTTGAGAAGTGCCGGAGATTTATTGAAGAATGGTTCGGTATCACAGTACCGCTTCCAAACGAACAGGGAGATTTAGACTTCGAAAGATCAGAAAAAGAATTCAAGTTAGTTATAAACCAAAATTAGAAATCATGGACAGTAAATTGTTTCAGGAAGTGCCTTTGGATCAGAGAGCAGAAATGCTCGAGGCAAATGCAGAAAGCGTAGGAGAGCAGACCTATGCAAAACCTTTAACCCAGGAAGAACTCGACAAGGAGCGGATCGACTTCACTCAGAAGGCAATCGAAGTCAATGCCCTTGAAGAGGAACTGAAAGCGGTAAAAGAGAGGTTCGCAGAAGAACTTAAACCGATGCGTGAGGAAATGAAAGAAATGATGCACACCTTGAAAACCCGGCAGAGGGTGGTCAAAGGAAGGGTGTTCACTCTCAAAGACTTCACTACCGGCATGCTCGGAGTGTATGACGACCGGGGAGATCTGATTTCCTCGAGGCGAATGACACCCGAAGAAGGACAACTGAGTATTAACAGCAGCCGTACAATGAAGGTTGCACAAAACGAAGTATAATGGAAACGCAGAAAATTGAAATCACCGCCAAGGAAGGCGTAAGTGAATTGGTAATCAGGACCGGAGAAGCCATTGAGGTTTCAAACCCTACTCCTTTGAAATTACAGGGAAACATTGATAGTGTGAGCAGGTTTGTCAAAAAAAGAGTTAACGATCTTGATGAAGGACTTGCTCATATCGAGGTATCCAGGAAGTGCCTGAGTGTTGAACTGACTTTCAATGAAACTAATCCCTTCACGGAAGGTAAGGTAAAAGGTCAGTTACTCTTTGACGAAGACTTCAAGGAGTTTGAAATCAATACCGGGAAAAAGAGGAACCCGAAAGATCTTGCAGACTTTCTCAGGATGCACCGGTACTGTTTCGAGGACTCGGGAGCAGCCATGAAAATCGTTGCTGAACTTAAAAACATCAAGGCAAAGATCAACAAGCAGGTTGAAAATGCACAGGACAACAGGGCAAACACCCGGATCCTGTTCGACCAGGCAGTTGAAAGCAATATCCCGGCTTCCTTCACCTTAACGCTTCCTGTTTTCAAGGGAGAGCAGCCCAGGAAGTTCAACGTTGAAATAAACTTAATCGCCCGAGACGCTGACATAGACTGTGTCCTGGAAAGTGTAGAGGCAAACGATGTTATCAAGGTCGAGGGGAACAAGATCATTGACCGGGAACTCAAGGCGATTGACGAAACCGCCCCTGAGATCGTCGTAATTGAAGTATAAATTTCACCGGGATCCCTCTTAAACGGGGGATCCCTTAAACTCCAAAGCATTGTTCGACATAATTCATCATAAAAATATCAAATGCCCGAAGTGCGGAAAGAGACATAATGCAGCAATTCAGATAAAAGCGTTAGAGAACCTACAAGCTGAGTACTGCCCTGGTGATACATTACCCCAGGGATCAAAAAATATGCTGGTCATTGAGGGATTAGGCAAGTGTGGGAACTGTAATGCAATCTATACCCTCACCACTCAGGTCGTGAATCGTACAATCACTAAACGGTTCAAGGTTTCAGAGACCATGCCTGAAATTTCCGTACAGGACGCACAGAAACTATTCATAGAATTCGTAGTCCAAAAAGTATGCGACAAATTAGTTGTGGATCCCAACGACCTGGGAATCCGATGCAGGAAGCAGGAATTCGTATTTGCAAGGCACTGTGTTTGGCACGTTGTTAAAAAGAGGTATCCAAAAATATCCCTTAGTAAACTTGCCGCAATCTTTGTATTCACTGACCATGCTACTGTCATACATGGCCAGAGGAAATTCCGTACTATTTTCTCCTCACCTGCCTACAAGGATCAAGCGAATTTAATCAAGGAAATTGAAGCAATAATCTTAACTTAAAAAAATGAAAACCATGAACACTGTAAAAATACTCAGGGAGATCCTGATATGCTTTATTCTCTTAGTCGTCGCAGCCTTATTTGTATCCTTAGTATTCAAGCCTGCCGAGGTCGGGCAGTTGTTTGGATCCTTTTGGAACGGCTTTGTTTGTGCCTTGAAAATACCCTTAAAATGAAGTTTGTTGATAATTAAAAAATATTGAAAGGTAATTTGAAGCGAATACGGTACTATATTTGCCCCTCAATGTATTCAGCAGAATGGGAAGGTAACTAATTGAAAAATAACTGCTTGTAAACTTGCTTATCTCCAAAAAATAAAGTATATTTATAAGCGTAATGAATTGACAATGAAGATATTTACGTCATATTTCGGGAACCTGTCAAAGCTGAAAACATCTGAGATAAAACCGATTTCTATTGCAATACACCCCCCGGCATGGTATAAAGGTGCAAGCTTGATCGAGTTAGCACCGTCCTATCAAATGGTAAGCCTGTCGAAATCAGGTCAAATTACCTGGGAAGAATATGAACGTCAATTCAAATCAAGGTTAGAAAGGCGTGATCCGAAAAACATTTTACGAAGTCTTTATATCATGGGTGCAGGTGGTGACGTTGCCTTGCTTTGTTGGGAAGTCCTTGACGTAATGTGCCACAGAAGGTTAGTGGCAGAATGGCTCAAGGAGAATATAAGTGTTGAAGTGATCGAATTTACCGGGATCCCGGAGAGTAAACCGGATCCGCAATTAAACCTTTTTTAATGTTTGTAGGAACCACCCCACCGGAAGTAAGATTATTGCTAAATGAGATCCTTAGTAAGAGAAAAGGGCAGAACGTTTATATCGGTTGCTCCGGGAACTTCACCGTCGATAAGATTGCAGCGTTTCATGGGTGCAAGGTGCACTCGAATGACGTTTCATTATACTCGAGAACGGTTGCCGATATTCTCTTAGGGCGGGACCATGAAGTAAAGGTCAACGATCCGCTTTTTGAGGGAGTCTTTAGTCAATGGCAGGAGTCCAGGTACAAGAATCTGATTCAAATACTTTACATCATCAAAATATCCGGGTTCAGGGCACAGAAAAACGACTATCAGAAGACCTTTTTCAAATACTACATCGATCAGGCAAACGAGTTCCATACGCAGACCGTTGAGAAATTTGAGAGAACGCAATCCCTAAACTTTAAGATCGCTGACTTTTTCTACGGTGACTTTGTGGATCATATCAAGGAGAAGCAAGGTAAAGGTATCGGGATCCTCTTCCCTCCGACATACAAAGGCGGTTACGAAAAGCTGTTTCAGTTTATTGACGAAACTTTCAGCTATGAACCTGCACCCTATAAACTGTTTGATCCCAAGGGAGCCGGTACATTGTTTCAGGGGATGCTTGAAGGGGACGAGAATATAATTTACTCCGACCGGGAATTCCCGAACCTCAGTGAGTATGTGATCGCAAAAGTAAGGCTCGGAAAAAGCCGGCATGACATTTTCATTTATTCATCAGTCGACAGGGATACTAAATTTTACCTTGAAAAGCAGGTCACAAAGCCGGTAAAGCCTTATCCGATGATGCCCTATGACTTTAAATTCACACCTGACACCAAACTATCAGTAAGGTTTGGCAAGGCAGACGAGGTGAATTACTACAAAGGCTTTTTCATGGCAGCAAAAGTGGATTATTCCCTTGGTGGCGATTTAGGGTTGCTGTTCTTCGCAGATGATAAACTTTTCGGCTTTGCCTGTTTCAGCAAATTCCTGTCCACTCAGCAGAGTGCGTTCATTCATAGTGACTTTGTGGTGAGTGCCTCAGAGAAGCAGCTGAGCAAGCTTGTAATCATGTTGCTTCTGTCAAAAGAAGTAAGAGAAGAGTTGGTCGACGGATATAAGAACTATTTTGACAAGGTTAAAACTACCGTTTACACCGATAAGCCGGTTTCCATGAAATACCGGGGAGTCTTAAAACTCGAGAGAAGGGATAAAGGCAAGCTGATCTACGAAGGAGAATTCAAGAACGCAACCATAAAAGACATTTTTATAGCATGGATGAAACGCAAAAAGTCGAACTCGTCAGAGGGAAACTCGAAGACATAAATTTACTTATCACACCCTACAAACTCGCCTACGTTTCACCGAAGGACGATTGTGTGTTGCTTGAGCGAAACGCTCATTTTATGGACAAGGAGAAATTTGACCGCCTGACGGAGAACATTCAGAAAGATGGGTTCCTCAGTCAGCTACCTTTCGGCTTGAAGATGGAAAACGGAAAGTACAAAATCCTTTCCGGGAACCACCGGATCAAGGCAGCGTTAAAAGCCAAGCTTGACTATGTGTTAATCATGTACGTTGAGAACCTTACCCGGGATGAAGAACTCGGGTATCAGTTGAGCCATAACACCCTGGTAGGGAAAGACGATATGCAAATGCTCAAGGATCTGTTCAACGAAATAGAAGGACTTGCTCAAAAGGAATTCACCGGATTGAACGACCTGATGTTTTTGGACTATCAGACGATCAGCCTTCCCTCAATATCGGAAGACGATATAAAACTACATGAGATCAAGTTTGTATTCACTCAGTTCAAGGCAGAGAGGATCAGAGAAGTCCTCGAGGCTTTGGATAAACGAAAGATGGACGAGAATTCAGCCTTTTGCTTTGTGAACTTTGTGGACTTCATCCGAATCATGACTGAAGTTAAAAAGCGGACGAACATAAAAAACAATACTATCGCTTTTATAAAAATGCTTGAGATCTGTGAACAGAAGATCAAGGAAATTGACGAACAAGAATCAAATGGAGAGAGTGAAGAGAAACTCGGGTAAAGGGGGAAGACCCCGGGAAGACTTATATGCTAAGTATGACCTTGACAACAAATTAATAAAGATCGCTGCATGGTGCAGGGATGGAGCAACGGAGAGAGAAATAGCCAAAAAGCTAAGGATCAGTATCTCAACTTGGCTGAAATTAAAGAGAGAATTTCCCAAGATTAAAGAAACCCTAAAAACATCGAAGGAAGAAGCCGACATTCAGGTCGAGAATGCGGTCTTCAAAAGAGCCGTCGGGTTCGAGTTTGAAGAAACCTCGCAGGAAGTGAAGGTAAGCAAGAACGGTGATGCCATGCCTACCTCAGTCAAAAAGACCAAGAAATACATTCCGTCCGATGTAACAGCCGCTATTTTTTGGCTCAAGAACCGGCAACCGGACAAATGGAGAGATAGGCAGGAACGTGATGTTACGCATACCCTCAAGGACATTAAGATCAACGTCATGAGTGAAGAAGCCAAGAAACTTATTGAAAGTGGGAAATTTTTTGAAGTCGATCCTCCCCAGCAGGGATGATATCAACACCACCGATGTTTATGATTGGACGCTGATAAGCAAAAAAAGGATCGTCATAAACCAAGGCGGTACGTCCTCAAGCAAAACCTATTCCATACTTCAGGTGCTTTTGACCTACCTGATTTATAACCCGGATCCTGTTTTGATTTCAGTTGTTTCAGAAACCTTGCCTCACCTCAGAAGGGGTGCAATGCGTGACTTCCTGAAAATGCTGATTGAATACGGCATTTATAATGAAAAGTTCCACAATAAGAGCGACAATACATACACCATTGGTAAAAACGTCATAGAGTTTTTCTCAGCCGACAATCCTGCAAAGATCAGGGGAGCAAGAAGGGATATTCTCTACATCAACGAGTGCAATAATGTACCCTGGGAGGTTTTCGATCAGCTTGAGGTCAGGACGAAGCTGAGAGTTTTTTTGGACTACAATCCAGTCAGTGAGTTTTGGGTAAACGAGCAGTTGATCGGCAAAAGTCATGTAAGTTTTCACAAGTCCACGTTTATCCATAACCTTTATTTGGATCCACGAATCAAGGCCAGTATCCTGACACGAAAAGCCGGGGATCCTAACTGGTGGAAGGTTTACGGTGAAGGTGAAATGGGTACGAAAGAGGGCGTAATTTACACGAATTGGTTTCAGTCAACCTTCTTTCCCACAGAGGTTGATTCCGTTTGGTATGGGTTAGATTTTGGCTTTACAAATGATCCCTCAGCACTGATCAAAACCTGTGTACAGGGTGGTGAGTTGTGGGTACAGGAAATGTTCTATGAAACCGGTATGACAAATAAGGACATTTCCCTGAGAATGGAACAGGCAGGGCTGAAGAAGAACGAAGACTTCATCATAGCAGACTCGGCAGAACCCAAGTCTATTTATGAACTCAGGCAAAATGGTTGGCTGATCAAAGGAGTGACCAAAGGAGCCGACAGCGTGAATCAGGGTATTCAGCTTGTGCGGCAGTATAAACTGAACGTGACTCAGGACAGCGTGAATATGATCAAGGAACTCCGCAATTATAAATGGGAACAGGATAAAATGACCGGCAAGCCGATCAACGTACCGATTGATGCCTTCAACCATGCCCTTGACGCACTCCGCTATGGTTGTATGGCTAAGCTTGGTCGGAGAAGTTTTGTGATGGAACAAGAGAATTAGTCAGTTTCGTGAGTTTAAATGTAGCTGACGTTAATAGGTCTCATATAAATGGCTGACACAAATTCCACATACTTTTCTGCCTATTTTTGCACATTGAGTTCTCGCATCTTCTATTGATTTGCATGAAAAAATATTTTCCGAACTCTCGTTCTTTCTCATTTTTTTACAAATAGAATCCTCTTTAGGCATGCATTTATTATCAATAGTTGGATTTGCTTCAAACAGATGTAATTCCTCCGTGTCCTTTTTTTTCTTCAAACAATAAACTATCTTTTCCATTATTATCGGTCTTTTTGTGACTTGATGTTAAATGAAGCTTATTCTTTAATCCATTTCCCACATTCTTTCACCTGTGAATTCTGAATTACTTTATAGATATAGATACCAGAATTCAAATTCTGAATCTGAATGGAAATGCGTCCAGGAAGAAGACCGACATGAAGTACTTCCCGACCTGTAAGATCATATAGGAAGAATGTGGCATTCTTCAATTGCGTTTCAACGTAAATCCTATCATTTCCGGGGTTTGGGTAAATGATAACTTCGTGCACACTTGCAGTTGGTTCGTTATTAACGGACAGGAATTGTCCTTCCTTTGTGACCTTAATCAGGGATAGATATCGGATACGCTTCTGGGTATGATGATAATCCCAAAAAGTGCCAAACATAAGGCAACCGCTATCTCTGGTAGCTAATATTCCAAATAGGCTATAATAACCATCTCCGCCGTAATATTTCTGCCAGTTAAGTCCCAGAGTTGTATCGACATTATTAAGGAGATACCATGAATCCTGTGTTGATAGAATACTACCATAATCAAAATTAGCTGTTCCAGCGATGAATATTGAATGTGCATCTGACACGCCAATATTTTTAAAAAATCCAGGGCAATCCTCCGTGTCTATTTTACCATAGGCTTTAAAGTGTTTAGGAGTAAAGGCAGTGTCATAATAAACAGCCCCTATGTCCCTTGTTGGTTCATAAGGCCAGGACTTTTCATACTCTCCGGTTACTATAAAATGAGTCGGATCAGTATATTGTATTGAACTCATATTGTTAAGATCCTGATCAATGCCTACTATTTTTTTAACGTTAAAGGAATTATCAAGACTTACAATATTTCCTGGACCGCTTGAACTACTAAAACCTAAAACCGCAAAATAATAACCCTGAAGATCATTCCGCTCAATTAAATCTAAACCAAATGCCCAATGATCTCCAAAGATTTTTAAATGAAGACTGTCAAGTTCCATGGTAAGTGTATAAATGAAAGAAAAGTCCATTTGGTAACTTGTTGTGTCTTCAACAGTACCATAACAGATTATATCATTATTGCTTCCAATTTTAACTTTACTCATAAACAGATTATACCCTGAAAGCGAAAATGTTTTATTCTGAATTATATTCAGTGATGTATCAATGGTACAAAACCAAAGCCGGGATAATTCTGGGAATTGTACCGCCCCACTCAATAATAACTTGTTATCAGATATTTGGTTAACAGAAGAAAGCCATGAGGAAATGCCTTCGTAGCTGATATCTTTATGAATGAGAACTTCACCTTTACGGCTTATCTTTAGTAATCTCGAACAGCTTGTTGATGGGCTGAGATTTGTGACATCGACAATAATAAAGTCACCGGAAGGAAGTTCTACCGCATCCATAATCTGGTGATCGTAAACAGTATCTTTTACCGTTATATTAAATGTTGTCTGAGATATTACAGGATGAATACCACAAATCAGACATAACATGAAAGAAATAATTTGTCTTTTGCACATAGAATTGAAAGTATAATAATGAATTCATTCTGTACCTGTTCTTTAGACCTCGATACAGAATGAATTCATTATTTATAAATATTCAACAAAATTAGTAATATAAATAAGGTGATATTTTATTCTCCCGATGGTGGATTTATAGCTGGATAATAGGCGATAATTCTTGTCCCATAGGTCAGCTTGGCTCTATGGATATGAAGATAACCAGATCCCACAGCATAGTCATACCAGACTTCATATTTAATTATTTCCTTCCCTTGTGGTTGGTAAATGGTACTAATGGTAAAAAGGTTTTGTAAATAATAATTCATAACATTATATGTTAGACATTCATCCATATAAACGTTGCCACTATTTCTAAACAAATAACTGTTGAAATAGCCATACGGGTTAGTTTGACCTTGTGGTAAAGGAACATCAGTAGGATATATCATTGGTGTCTTTTCGACATTTACGTATGTATAATACTGCCCTGGTGGTGCAATTGGAATATTGTAATTAGCATGCGTTGTTAATTCAGTTGATGCATCACGAGGTTGTAAAGTGTAATCGCATTTCCCTAATTGATTTCCCCAAATCCAATTGTCAATTGTCCCAAACCAAATTGGTGGGTGAGGTGGTGTCGGTAGTTGCGCTAAAATCATATTAATGCCAACTTGCAATTGATTATTTGCTATTCCAACTTTAAAAACATCATTAACAAGGACACTTTTATCGCCATTTACTGAATAATAAAACACAGACAAGCTATCCACTAGTTGATTATATGCTGTATAAACATCGCTTAGATTTATTGTCCCATCCCTGTTCATTGGAATAGAAATAAAGGCTGAATCCGTTAAAAGGACTTTTGTAATAGAATCCATTCGGGCATAGGTTGCATTCATCGCAGTTTCAAGATACCAGATAGTACTGTCGACTGATAAGCTTTCGCCATCTTTTAATTTGCTTGATTTGTTTTTTATGAAATTATCAACAAGTTTTAACACTTGTTGACTTAACTCATTTGACAATTCTGATTTATTCTGTTGTTTTTGTTGCTCTTTCTTACATGCATTCATTGAGAATAACAATGAAATACCAATTAGTACTATAAAAGCGCAAAGAGTTTTTCTTTTCATAATCTTTCATTTAAATTTTTATTTAGAATTATTAAATTCAAAAACATTTCAAAAATTATTTAATTGAAATGTGATGATGTCAGAAATGTTTACATTTGTGTCTGCCTCCTTTCTTTTTGTCTGTGAAAATATATTTGCTTTTATTCTTGCATTCATTGAAGGAAGGGGGTTTTTCATTTCCCCTAATATTATAATTAACGATTCCGTATATGAAACAGTATCCTGATTTAGCTGTTAGGTTGATTACCAATGAATAATAAGTGATTGAAAATGAATATTATATGCAAAAATCATGCCAATTTTTCATATAATTAATAATTAAATAGTTGAATTTTTCATATTTTTGAAAAGTGTCAAAATTTTTGACATATCTGTAAAAAGATTTTACACTGGTGTCAATTTTTTTTACACTGGTTGAAACACTCAGAGTGCCGCAAAACAGAGTAATGTAGAATTAGTCCACGCTATTGTTAGGGTGGAAGTTCCCTTTACAAAGGGGAAAAAATACAAGCCTGGGCTTTTTCATAGCTTTGCGCCATGATAATCTCTATCAAGGAACTGTCAAAGCTGATAGGTTGCAGCGATAAGACAGGATCCAGGATCGCAAAGGAAATCCGTGAACTATACGGAGTCGATCACATCACCATTTACCACGTTTCAGATTATTTTAAGTTGCATCCCGCTCATATAGCAAGATGGTGGCTCAGTATCAATGAGAAAGATCCGGAAAAGTTGATAATGTTACTCCAAAAGCTTCCCGTTCCACCTGTAAAAAAATTAGACACCTACCGGAATACATCGGAAGAAGTCTGTAAAAACCGGAACTGCCCAAACAGGCGAATTTGATATTTTCTTAATATCGCACCGTCAAAGCGAATAAAACTACTTTACAACAGACCTGTATTGTAGTATTCCTTTACCTGATTAATTCCATTTGAAGGGCATTGCCATAATGAGGCAGGGATAAATAATTGTGAATAAATATTTTTTAAGTGAATGTTAAATGACATTATAAGCGTATTACATTTGTGGAATTTATAAACCAAAAAAACATGAAACCAATGAAAAAGCTTTTTTCAATCCTCGTTCTCAGTCTGGTGCTGTTTGCCACTGCAAACGCTCAAAAGATCATTATTTCAAGCTACGCTGATACGCTGAGCGGGGCACAGACGAAGTATTACAGCCTCTCGCTCGCAAAAGGTTACACCACCTATTCATTTCAGGCTGTTTATCAGCACCTCACCGGATCCACGGACTCGGCTCATATCTGGTTCGAGGGATCCATTGATGGCACGAATTACCATAATATTTCAGGGGCAACCTGCGCATCATACACCGCTTCTCCGACGACAAGTTTTACGGTTGTCACCTTTGGAGCAGCTACCGCTAATTATATTTGGACACCGTCAAGCGTACCGCTTCCTTACATCAGGGTTGCCGTTCAGCATTATGTCACCGGTACAGCCACAGTCAAGGCATTAGGGTATCCGGTCAAAGTCAGTTATCAGTAACTCATCACACCCTCGTAAACCTACCAGATCATGAGAATTCAAACTTGCCCCCTACCGGCTTCCCTCACCACCATTCCTGATTTATCCTGTGCACAGAGTTTCGGGCAGACTCAAAAAATGGCATTTTGGAGAAAAGGGAACAGTATCGTTACTATTATTTTAGCACAAACCCTGTTAACATGGACTACCTTAAAGGCAGCCGTTGATAGCACGAAAGTCGTTATCACTCCATTCCTTTCAGGGGTTGACACCGAACCCGGCAAAGCAAAAGAATACGGATCAGGCAACGAAGTCCGTAACGGTATTCCTATCGTTATGCGCAATGAGCCTACCAAGGTCACCGCCAAGCTGTATGAATACAGTGCGGACATTATCACGGCTTTAAAAGCCCTGGTGGGTGAGCAGCTCGAAGTTTTGTTATTCAATGAAGTGGGTTGGATCGGTTGCGGAAAATCCGGAGTCAGGGTTGTCGGACTTCCTATTCAGAGCCTTAATATAAGCGATCTGAAACTCGGGGGATTCGATGCACCGGATTATTATGAAATGACCTTCTCATTTCCTGAAAATTGGTCAAACAACTTCTTAATCGTTGATCCTACTGCAAACTTCAATTCACTCGACCTTTAACCATGAAAAATTCTCAACCGTCATAGGTTGTACCTCAGGGTGAGGGATCTGCCTTCGCCCTGCTTCGTTTTCAAAAAGATGCTCGAACTAAGTCAAATACAGCAACTCGCAATCAAACCGGCTCATCTTACCGAAGTCAGGACAGGGGTCCAGCATGGCAAACGGTTGCAGTTTCACTCCGATTCTACCATAGAGGAACTTCCTTCAGACAGTTACCTGAGCGACTTCTTTAAGTGGATCGGTGGGACCGAAGTATTACCGGGAATCCTGCCGGCAGACAAGTTTGACACCTTTAAGTCACTGTTGACCTATCCGCTTCCAACAACCGAGCTACTTGAGAATATTTACACGAACCTGAAACGAGTCTTTGACGGGAAGAACGCAAATGAGAGATACTTATTTACAGATAAGCAATTAGGGGAAGACTTTAAAGAGTTTTTCAATAGCGACAAGTTTAAGGCAGAAGCCTTTGAAGCGATGAAGAACTCCATTGATTCGATTGTTGTAGTTGACCTTCCCTCTGACGCTAACGAACAATCGACCTCTCCGGAACCCTATTACTACTTTGTGGAGATTGACCACGTTATAGATGTTCAGGTGGACAAGGACAATCAGATAGAGTATGTGATTTTCCTGGACGGGGAAGGTAGCACGGTTTGTATCGATGATACCTATTGGAGAGTCTTTACCGGAGAAAGGGATAAACTCATTCTGAAAACCGAAGTTAAGCACGGACTTGAAGCGGCACCGGCAAGAATGTTATGGACGGACCGTTTGAAGTCCAGGAATTTTATTAACAGAAGGAGTCCTATTACTACTTCCCTCGGTGAGTTGGATTGGTTGCTTTTCCACAGGATCAGTAAGCGTCACCTGGATCTGTATGCCTCTTATCCTATTTATGTTTCCTACAACACCGAAGAGAAGAAAACCGGAACACCCGGAGAGGAAGGGAAGTTCGTAAGAAACCCCAAAGGCAAGAAACTCATGGGAGCAGGATCGTACATCAAAGTACCGGCTCCGCAAGCGAAGGAAGATCCTGACCTGATGAATAACCCACTCAAGGTTATCCCGGCAGAGCGTGAAAGTTTGGATTACAACACAGAAGAGGAAACACGCCTTGCAGACAAAATCTTTAAGAGTTGTGTAGGGTTTGACGGGGATCCCAAGAACGATCAGGCGAAGAACGTCAAACAGGTCAAGTCTTCATTCGAGAGCAGAAAGGATATTTTACTCAGCCTGAAGTTGAACTTCGAGGAAATCCATAAATGGACAGCCTCTACGTTGGCTCAGTTACGCTACGGGGAGAAGTTCAGCAGCGCTGAAGTGGATTACGGTACTGAGTTTTACTTGCAGAACGAGAATGATATTCTTAACGACATCAGTAACGCTAAAAGCTACCAGGCACCCGAAGCGATCATTTCAGACTTAACGGGAGCCTATTTTGATACGAAATACAGAATTGACTCGGAAACTAAAGAACGGGTGGGGATCATTATGGATTTAGACCCGTACCCGACAAAATCCGTCACAGACACTTTGGCGGTTTACACCGCAGGACTTATCTCCAAGGAAACCATGTTGATAAAGCTGAATTTGGACGCTTATGTCAGACGGTTTGAACGTGAGAACCTTCCTGTAACTGAATTCGGTGAAGGGATGGACTACTTTAAAAAAATTGACATTATTAACAAACAACTCAACAGTTATGCCAGCGAACAAGCAAAAGAAACAGCAGGGAATCCCGGGCAACCGGAATCCACAATACCTGATGCAACCGGGAGAAGAGCACCACTACCACCTGCAGGTGGTTGAACGGACAGCAACAAAGGATCCGCTCAGGTTTGAAGACCGTAAACGAGTGATTATTTTTTCACCGAAAGACTTTGAAGGGTATCAAACGCACAAACATTTATTCAATCATGTAGGGGCAGAGATCCTTCATGATCCTTCGCTTATTATCGAACCAAAAGAGTAATTCAATATTCACTAAACCGTAGGAGAAAAACGGAATGCCTAAAATGACTAAAGAACAAGCATTAGCTTTCGTGCAGGGGTCGCAGGAAGCGGAATTCATTATCAGAACACCCTCAGAAGAAACAACCTTCCTTACCAATTACAGGAATGTTGAAATTGAACGGGATATGAAACCCAAGGTAAAGGAGATCTACGACCGTATTGATCGTGACGTTCTCACCTCTACCGGGATCCCAAAAAATGCAGACGAGAAGACCTATGACTATGCCGTCAGGGTTTTAAAGGACTTCAAAGATCAGCTTTCCAATGCAGATGTTAAAAAACTCAAGGAGCAGATCGAGGAACTGAAGAAAAACGGGGGTGGGGTTGAACTCGAGAATGTACGGAGTGCAGCAGCCAAGAAGGAGAAAGACCTGACGGACAAAATTGCCCTTTTAAATCAGCAACTTGTCCAAAGGGAAATCAACGCTCACCTGAGTCAGGCTATGACAGGCTTGAAGTTTAAGGAGATCCCGAAACCAGTACTTGACACTTACATTGAGGCTACCAAAGCAAAAATGACCGCAAGGGCGAAGATGGTTGACGGGAAGGTCGTGTTCATGAAGGAAGACGGAACGGCTGAGTTAGACTTAGCTACATATTTACCGGCTTCGGCTGAAACCCTGCTCAGGGAAGAGTTAAAAGACATCATTGATAACGGTATTGTCGCAAAGGGGAGTGGTACCACGCCACCGGCAAACGTGACCAAAGATAAAGACGGCAAAACGGTTGTATCCGTTCATGTACCGGCTTCCATAAAGACTCAGGGCGAATTGACAGACCACCTTTTAAAGGCAGGCTTGGTAAGAGGCTCAAACGAATTCATGGCAGCTTTCAAGCAGTATGGATCAGCGTTACCGTTACAATAAAATACTACGTCCGAAGGGGACAAGGACAGAAACTAAAACCACTCAGTACAAACTACAAAAAACTAATTTAAAATGGCAAATTTAGCTTTGACCGTCCTTGATGCCTACCGTCTGCCGTATGCAGACAGCGCCCTGGACCTGGCAGAACACCGCCTTTCTCAGTATGGCGTTTTCGAACTCTTCAAACGTGACACCCCTAATTTGATCCCGGCAGCTACCCTTGAGGCAGGTCGCAAGGCTCAGACTCGTCCGGTCACAATTCCCGTAATCAAAACCAAAGATTACGCAATCACAAACACCCGTTCATGTGCCGTTGTAACAAACAGCAATGAATCCGCTTTCGTTACTTTAGTGTTCGGCACTATTGTATGGAATTTCCACATGGTTCCTTCTCAGTACGGGAACAATTATATCGGATTGCAGCAGGACTTCAACATGAAAATGAAGGACAGTCAGAAGTCGATTTTGACGGCTATGGATATAGCTTGCTACAATTACCTTAACGCCAATAAGTCGCAGGTGAATAACGGTGCAGGTAAGCCTTATCCGTTTACTAATAATGTCATTCTATTCCCGGCAACCGATACGAACAATGTTCTTAATGAACTCAGTTCAATCATGTATCAGAACGACCTGAACGGACGCTTTAACCTCGTTGCCACTCCAAGGATGCAGTCCCTGGTGAACCTTCTGAAAAATCAGGGGATCGGAAACGCTCAGAATTTAGCATTTCAGTTTGGTGACTTCGATCTTGGTTTTTCCAACAGGGTAACACTCTCCGACAACGCAAGGGATACCTTCTTTGTGATGCCTAAAGGAAGCGCAGGGATTGTGACCTGGATTGATCCTTCGGCACGCATGGGTGAACAGGCATACAATACCACCTGGACCGTTGAGAACCTTCCGGAACTTGGTTTCGAGGTCGGTTTAAAGACTCAGGTCGGTTGTAACGACAACTCAACCGAAGCCGGTGCAGGGTTTGAAGCCTCGAACCGTATTCATTATCAGTTCTCGTTTGATTACGCACTGGTGACTCCTTACAACAGTTCACCGGCCACACTTCCGGGAACAATTCTCAAAGCTGACATTCTCGCTCAGTAAGCATAAGGTATTAAGGCGCTTTCCCGATCAAAGAAAACCGCCCCCCTTTCAAGGGGTAACAATCAAACCCGGATCCGATGTACGACATAGCAACCATTCAAGCTGCCTTCCTTCCACTGGTAGGTTGGAGAAATTCGAACAATCCGGACCTTCCTCAATTAGGAACAGACCTTACCACTTCCATAAGTGGCAAGGTTTTCAATGACGGACACCCCTTAGTCACGCTTGAGAATATTTACGCTACCTGTCCGGACTTTGACAATTATAACGCTTCCCCTTATGATGCAGCAGTCACCTATCCCAAAGGTGCAATCGTAAGGGCAAGTAACACGGTGTATGTTTCGTTACAGGACGCAAACAAGGCTCATGCCCCCAACACCTCACCGGATTGGTTTTGCAGCCTCTTATCGCAGCACGTAAAGAATTTGACGCTTGGGGCAATCAGTAGCGTGGTCGATCAGGTTCTCTTAGCCAAAAAAATAAACCGGAGTACGAAAGGACTGCTGCAGAACCTTTTGATTTTCGACGGAGCCGGTGAACTTCACAATCCGATTATCCGGCAGAGCCGGTTTGTGGGTTTTGAAATTACGATCAAGAATTTTGACTCATTACAGGTAAAGGTCGAAGAACTCGGACTTCAATTCACAGAGATCAATACAGATAAAAATATTTACGTTTTTCATTCGAGCAAGCAGGATCCGATTGCCTCATTCAAGTTTACCACAGTTGAAGGCAGCAGCTTCCAATGGTTCAAGCCGACCGACTTTATTTTCAACTTCTGCAAATCAGGGGGGAATGATGCCGGTGGAAGGTTTTATGTTGGCTACTTCGAGGACGATATTACAGGTCAAGCCTTGCAGAAACTCTACAATTTTAACGTGGTTCCGTGTCAGGGTTGTATCACACAAACTTATAACAGACTCGCATATCTCGAATGGACAAAGTACGTTGGTATCAGACCGTTTGCCCTACCCTTCTCAGCTTTACGAGGTACAACCCTGCCGGATCTTACGTTAATCGGCTATGATCCTACCAATAATTTCGGGATGAACATGAGGCTGACGGTAAAATGTGACTACACCGATTTGTTAGTTTACAATCAAAATATTTTCAGAAACGCTTTGCAGAAGCAGGTCACGGCTGATGTTTTAAAGCAGATCGCTTTCACTACCCGGACAGACTTCACGGCTCAAGCAACCCGGGATCGTGCCATGTTGGAACTCAAGGGCGACAATCAGGCCAAGATCATCAGCCTCGAAAAGATCCTTGAGGATGAAATTACAGGCATAGAGTTAGACTTTTCAAACTTTGATTCGCCATGCCTCGGTACCCGAGGCAAGGGAATTGAGATAGACTCAATATAATGACCGACGTTTTGGATAAGCTGATTGACACGCTTCAATCCTTGGATAAGGGTGCGATCATTAACGCAGTCGTAAAGGAGAACGAAAAAGAAATCCTTGACCTGAACCGGACGGATCAGTTATTTAACAAAGGGATCAATTCTGAGGGTTCTCCGGTACTTCCTGATTACGCTCCAAGTACCATTGTCAAGAAAATGAAAGAAGGGTTGCCTACTCATGTGACGTTGTTTGAAAAAGGAGATTGGCACAAGTCGTTTATCATTCATTACGGCATTGACTTTATTGAGATCACAGCACCCCCGGCAATGGTAAAAGGATGGGATCTGACCGCAGGACTCATTAAGAGATACAGCGAGTTTATATTTTCCCTCACCAAAGAGAACCTCAGTAAGGTTCAGGACTTAATAAACCCCAGGATCGTGCAGAAGATCCGGGAGCAAATTCTTTTATCATGACAACCCTGAACGAGATTGTAACCAAGGTCGGAACCGCATTTAATACGGCATTCAATACCGTCGAGCCATTACGCCCTTCAAGGGATAATATTAAAATTTACGGACTCGCCTATAAAAAGTTTTTGGACAATGGATTGATCCCGGTCGTTACTCAGGGGAGTTTAACCGATGAAATAAACCTTTTGCCAAACGATAGTAACGCAGGGTTTGTGTTCTTCGAGTATCAGGATCCGATCACCTTCACTCCGGTAAAAAATGGAGAGAATGTCAGGTATTCGAGAGCCAAGTATACTATTGACCTTTCTATTATATTTTTTATAAACTTCAAGCGCTACTTAGGTATGACCAAATGGGTAGGTGATTACGCTATTTACCGGGAAGCATTCAAGAACGTCATAACAATGGTACTTAACACGCAAATGCATAAAATAGGTGGCAGTATCATTCCCAACAAAATCTATGACCAAAAAATAGAGGACGTTTTCAGGGGATATGCACTTGACTCCCAACAAAAGAACCTTTGGCAGCAGCCGTATTATGCAGTAAGATTTGATTGTACCCTTGAATTCATTCAATTCGTTTGCTCATGAAAGGTAAAGACTTTTTCCTCGGACTTTGCAAGGTTTGTAAATTCCTTGTTATCTCCTTATATCATTTTGTTTTGGCCGGGATTCTTTGGGTAAGCGAAACAATTTACCATTATGTTAAAAAGACTTTGATCTATCTGGCAAAGCGAGCAGGCAGGCTTTCAATTTTCATCAGATACGGATTTAAAAAGAAAATCGAAAACCCTTTGAAGGTAAAATTCCCTAAAGAGATCCCATGTGCTCAATGTTCAGCGATTGCCAAGAGGGATCACAGCAATTGGAAGTTCAACTATCAGGGCAGGGTGTATTTTTCTACCATGTGGCACTATCGCTGTAAGAACCCGGCTTGTGGTAAAATGTGGACGACTGAGGAAACCAGGAACCGGACAGCAACAGCACTTATGAGAGTTGTGAATAGAAATAAATAACAACTCTGACAGGAAGGTGTAGTTTTGCAAAAAAAAAGTCATGAAAAAGTTTATTTTATTTCTTACAATACTTAGTTCTGTAAATCTTTATTCACAGCATAGAATTGCTGTGAATAAAGACACGGTGAAGTGTAAAATAACAGAAGTTTCAACTGACTCTATATTCTACATTTCCAATGGTAAAAGTTTTAATATTCCCATCAAGCAAATAAAATACCTGGAATTTTCATCAGCAACCAGGCAACTTGTCAGGGCATTAAAAGCCAAGTCGATTGTAAAAACAGATTGGTTCGGATTGGATTTTTCTTATGCCAAAATATGTTCTCCTGGCAGAAAGAATGACTATATGAATAACTTTTATAGCGATTGTAATGACCTAATCTTTGTAAATAAACAATTCGACAATTTTAAAAAATGTATTCAGAATTTTGATACAACTTTCGTTGGCACAAGGAATAAAAAAATAAATTTTGATTGCAATGAATCCCATTTGTGCATAGATTCAATAACATCTGTAATAAAACAAATCAAATTCAACTTAAAGGTTAATGGGGTAGGATTAATAATTTTTGTCAGTCTTATCAATAAGCCAAATGAAACTATTAGTTTTTATACAGTCTTTTTTGATTCCAATAAAAACATTTTATTGGTATTGAAATATAAAGAAAAAACAAGTGGTGTTGGGGTTGCATGGCATTGTATCAAGCCGGTTTTAGAAATACTTGATGGACATTTTGGTATCCAATGGAATCAGGAAAATATAGGTGTTTTTGAAGAGCACACTTTCTAATGATAACGATCCGATTAAATAAATTTCTTAAGTCCATTGAATTCAAGTTATTTGAAAGCATTGATGATCTCCCGGCAGAGAATTACAGTTACTTCAATAAGTATTTACTGATCGACTCAGGCATAGGTTCCGACTTCACGGAGATCGACACGCTTCACCTTAATACAATCAGCAGCTTAATAAAGGATCCGCAGAAACTTGCCGGAGAGGTTCAGAATTTAAGGAGTTTGGTTTGGAACATTATCAACGGAGTAAACCTTAAACATCTTGCCTTTGGCTGCCTGATTCACTCCGTAGACGGTCGGCAGGTCACGGATCTGTCCGCAGACAACCTTAAGTCTATTCTCAAAACCCTGTCAGAACATGGGTTGACCGAGGCGGTATTAAAAAAAAAATTGTTGAAACAAGGGAGAACCTTTACGCCCAACTCACCGAGTATTTTCCCAAGCGTTTTGACCACTCCCACGAGTACAACCATTTTCAACGGCTGAAA